ATGCCCGTTATGATCAGGATCACCGCGAAGCGTGACGGTTTCCGCCGCGCAGGCATGGCTCATTACGGCACCCTCGATCACAAGGAAGGTACGTTCACCGACGCTCAGCTGGAAGCTCTGTATGCGGAACCCATGCTGGTGGTGGATGAAGTGGACGTGCCGGATCTGGGCGAGCCGGAAGAAACCGACGCCGAGGCCAAAACCGGCAAGGGGAAGAATGCTGCGAAGCCTGCCCCTGAGGGAAAGGTCCAAGCCGGGACTGAGGACAAGGAGTAACCATGTACGCAACCCCGCAGGATGTGCTGGAACGATACAGCGAGGACGAAATCTGGTCGTTGGTGGGTGATGCGCCTGAAGGTGATGAAAGCGGCGGACTGAACCTTGCCGCACTGGACCGGGCGCTGGCCGAGGCCGGGGAAGAAATGAATCTGTCCCTGCGCAAGCGCTACCGCCTGCCCCTTGCTGCCGTTCCCGCCATCCTGCGGCGGTTGTGCGTTGACCTTGCTCTGGACACGCTGCCCCGTAATGCAGCGGAAGAGGCCGACATCTTCGAGCGCCGGGCGAAAGAAGCCCGGCGCATCTTGGGCGAACTGGCCAAGGGCACCATGGAACTGGGATTGCCGGGCGTCAACGTCACAGAAACCGGAGGGCCGCTCTTTGCAGGTTCTCCGCGCCTTCTCGGCAATCTGGACGGGTTTTAGCCATGGCAGGCGCATCGTTTGAACTGGAACTGAGCGGCGATCTGGCCGAGCGGCTGGAACGGCTGGCCACGGTTGTTTCGGATATCGGCCCCATGCTGGATGAAATGGGGGCCGCCATGGTCACCGGCACGCAGCGCCGCTTTGAATTGGGTATGGACCCGGACGGCAGTCCATGGCTTCCCTCGCGCCGGGCCAGAGAAGAAGGCGGCCAGACCCTGCTGATGGACGGCCACCTGCGCGATTCCATAACTCATAACGTGGAGGACGAATCCGTGGTGATAGGCTCAAACAGCCCCTATGCCGCCATCCACCAGTTCGGCGGCGAGATCAGGCCCAAACGCGGCAAGTTCCTCGTCTTTCAGGCGGGCAACGGCATGGTTTCCGTCCGCAAGGTGACCATTCCGGCCCGGCCCTTCCTTGGTCTGAGTGACAGCGATGCCGAAATCCTGCTGGGCATTGCCGAAGACCATCTGGACCGCGCCTTCAACGAGGTTGCATCATGAGCAGTCCGTTTAACGACTTTTTACACGCCCTTGAAACGGCCTTGCAGGAGCAGTTCCCGCAGGTGCGATCCTGCGAGGTGCATCCCGGCCAGTTCAGCATGGACGATCTGGCCAAGGTGGCCACACAGTGCCCGGCCTTCCGCGTGGCCCTGTGGGACGTCGGCGAACTTACGCCGGTGGACGGCGGCTATTGGGATACGGACTGCCGGTTTTCCATCGCCGTCATAACCACAGAAGCCCGCAACCTGCCCCGGCACGTTTCCGCCGTTGATCTGGTAAACGCGCTGGCCCTGTGGCTTTCCGGCAACGATTTCGATTCCCCGTATGCCTTCCCGGCGGTCGGCGTGCGGGCCAAGAATCTGTTCGGCGGCTTCAGCGGCAAGCGGGTGCAGCTTTGGGAGGTCACATGGACGCAGACCCTGCGCCTTGGCGAATCCCTGTGGCCCCAAGAAGCCCCGGTGCCGCTGGAAGTATACGCGGGCACCTCGCCCAGAATAGGCGCGGCCCATGAGCCGGATTACGAGAAGGTGGAACCGGATGCCCGATAGCGACCTTGCCTACCGCGTTGCGGAACTGGAACGGCGGCTGAACAACCTGCTGCGTATGGGCACCATATGCGAGGCCGACTATGCCGCCGCCCGCGTGAGGGTGCGTAGCGGCGATCTGGTCACAGCATGGCTGCCATGGTTAACCCGCCGGGCATCCGGCGACAGGGACTGGTGGGCACCCGAGCTGGGCGAACAGGTGATGCTGCTGTCCCCCTGCGGCGATCCCGCGCAGGGCGTGGTGCTGCCCGCCGTGTATCAGGCCGCACACCCGGCACCGGCGGCTGATCCCACGCTCTGGCGTGCTGCATTCGCAGATGGCGCGGTGCTGGAATACAACCGGCAGGCGCATACCCTCTCTGCCATCATCCCCGGTGATGTGATTGTTCAGGCAGAGGGTGACCTTACGGCCACCATGGGCGGCAAGGCCACCGTGGAGGCAGCCGGGCAGATTTTGCTGAAGGCCCCGCAGGTGATTGTGTTCGGCACCATCACCACGGCGGGCGGCGTCACAGAGGATGGCCATGCCATAGCGCCCGAATTCAAGCACGCGGATACCCTGCACAAGGGCAGCTACACGTTGGAAGGCCCGTGCGTTGTCAAAGGCCCCGCCCGCATTGAGGGCGATCTGACCGTAACCGGCACGCTCACCTATGCGGCCATTGCCCAAGGATAGGCCCCCATGCGCGGCATGAACGTGCACACCGGCAAGGCGCTGGCAGGCCGGGACCATCTGCTCCAGTCCATAGGCGACATACTGCGCACGCCCATAGGCACCCGCGTCATGCGGCGTGAGTACGGCAGCCGTATCCCCGCGTTGCTGGACGCCCCCATCAACCCGGACACCATTCTGGAGGTGCACGCGGCCACGGCGGAGGCGCTGGACGCATGGGAACCCCGGTTCCGGCTGGACAGCGTGCGCGTGGTTCAGGCCTCCGGAGAGGGGGCGCTGGAACTGCTGATCAGAGGCACGGAACTGGACGACAACGGCAAGCCCATAGGAGCGCTGGAAGGCGTGGTGGTCATATGAGCGGATTCGACACGATAGACTTTTCGCAGCTGCCCGCGCCGGATGTGGTGGAATCGCTGGAATATGAGGCCGTGCTGGCAGAGGTGACCGCCGTGTTTGTAGGTCTGTACCCGGACTATACCGCCACGGTGGAATCCGACCCGGTGCGCAAGCTGCTGGAACTGGCAGCCTACCGGGAACTGAAGCTGCGCCAGCGCGTCAACGATGCGGGCCGGGCTGTCATGCTGCCCTGGTCCGGCGGTAACGATCTGGACAACCTCGCCGCATTGGTGCCGGTAGCCCGCCTGACCATTACGCCCGGCGATGCGCAGGCCATTCCGCCCATAGCCCCGATCATGGAGGCGGATGCTGATTTCCGCACCCGCGTGCAGCTGGCCCCGGAGGCGTTCAGCGTTGCCGGGCCGGATGGTGGGTACAAGTACCACGCTCTGACCGTGCCGGAGGTAAAGGACGCCTACCCGCATTCACCGGCTCCCGTGGACGTGGAATTGTATGTGCTGGCCCGCGAGGGCAACGGCCTGCCCGCGCAGACGGTGCTGGATGCCGTGACCGCAGCGGTAAACGCCAAAGATGTGCGTCCGCTGACAGACCGCCTCACCGTGCTGCCTGCCGAGATCATAGAGTATGAGGTGATAGCCACTCTGATCATCGGCACCGGCCCCAGCGCCGGGAATGTGGAAAGCGCCGCACGGGCCAATATGCAGGCGCTGGCAGATGCACGGCATCGGTTTGGCGCGGGCGTTCCGCTCAGCGCCATCTATGCCGCCCTGCATGTGGAAGGTGTGCTGCGGGTTGATCTGGCCATGACGGAAGGCGTTACCGTGCAACCGCATCAGGCCGCCTACTGCACCGGCATTGCTCTGACCGTGGAGGCCGCCAATGGCTAGCCTGTTGCCACCCAATGCCAGCCCGCTGGAACTGGCCATGGAACAGGCGCTGGCCCGCCTTTCTGATGTGCCTGTGCCGCTTACTGTTTTGTGGAACCCGGATGCATGCCCGGTGGAATTGTTGCCGATGCTTGCGTGGAGTCTCTCCGTGGACTGGTGGGACGATGAGTGGACCGAGCAGCAGAAGCGGTCCGTTATTAAGGCATCCATAGCCGTCCACCGCAAAAAGGGCACACCGTGGGCCGTGGAATACGGGCTTTCCGTGCTGGGTTTCCCGGCCACGGTTTCTGAATGGTTCCAGTATGACGGCGAACGCGGATGCTTCCGCGTCTGGCTGGAACCCGGCACCCGCGTCACGGAACGCGATGGCCGCAACATAGCCAGCCTTATCCGCGCCTATAAGAACACCCGCTCGCATCTGGACGCCGTGGTGCTGCCCCTGCCCGTGGGCAACCAAACCCGCCTTGCCGGTGCCGGGCGCGTGCCGCTGCGCCTCTCCGGAGGGCTGCATTATGAGCCGCAGGCCATTACCGGCACGGCGCGGACCGTGGGCGTGGGCCGGATGCTGCCCGGCATTGGCGGCAGGCCTGCTGTTCCGGCGGGCATGTATGCCCACGGGGCCGCCGCAGTTATAGGGGCCGGACGAATCCTGCAACCCATACGAGGAACCTACCATGAGTGATTTTAGGATGATGCACACCCCGCAGGGGGAGCAGTTGCTGGCGCAGGTTCACGCGGGCGTGCCCATGCAGCTTACCCGCGTGGTGCTGGGCAACGGCATCTGGACCGCTGCCGAGCAGTCCAGCCATGACCTGACCGGCCTGAAGGCGCAGCGCATGTCGCTGGCCATAACCGGCGTTACGCAGTCCGGCGATGAGGCCGAGGTAACAGCCATGCTGGATAACTCCGCGCTGGACGCGGGGTTTAGTTGCACGGAGATGGGCGTGTATGCCCGGCCTGTCATTGGTGAGGGTGGCGGCGAGGAGATTCTGTACATGGCGGGCTACTTGGAGCCTGCCAAGTCCAGTTTCGTGCATTCCAAGAACGGCACGCCCATGCTGATCCCGGTGACGGTGACCATCGTGGTGGCCGGTTCCGGCGAGGTGACCATCGCCTTCAAGAACGACTTCTACTATGTGACAAAGTCCGACCTGACCAAGCACGATACCGACCCCAACGCCCACGGCGTGCTGCTGGATTCCGTGCGCGCCCATGCGCCGCTGGTGGTTATTTCCGGCAGTGCGGATATTTGGGAAGGCGAATCCACGCAGCTGCTCATACAGGACTGGCACACCTATGAATGGGCGTCTGAGGTCAAGGTACGCATCACCGATGCAGGCGGTGCCGACCGTACCGCGCTGTGGGCCGTTGCGCCCAACCTGACCACGGGCCGTATAGACCTGACCGCCCCGCAGGTGGACGCGGACCAGACCTACAGCGTGGCGGTGCAGGTGTGGGAACACGGGCTGGTGCGCTCCCGCTGGACGCAGCCGCTCACCATAAACGTAGGCGATGTGCCCATCAACCGCCCCGCCATAACCGCACCCGCTGCCGGGGCAACCGGCGTGGGAGAGACGCCCACCATAACCACCGGCGCATTCAGCGCGGATGCGGACCAGACCCACGCGGACACGCAGATGCAGATTGCCACGGACACCGGCTTTGCCGCCGTGGTGCGCGATACCGGCAGCCTTGGCCCGGTGACGGCGTATGATGTGCCGCCCGGCATTCTGACCACCGGGCATGTCTACTACGTCCGCGCCCGGCATAAAGGCTCGGACGGTAACTGGTCGCCGTGGTCGCCCGTGAGCAGCTTCTTTACCGCCGCCAGCTTCATCTACGTGGACCGCCCGGTGAACACCTCGCCCGTGGCAGGCGCGGGAGAGATGGGCGAGACGCCCACCCTTGCCGCATCCGCCTATTCGACCAACGGCACGGGCAACCATGTCCACAGCCGCTTTCAGGTGGATGTGGCAGGCGGCGACTTTTCCGCGCCGGTGCATGATTCCGGCCTGCTGGGTGCCGTGACCGAGTATGCCATCCCTGCGGGCGTGCTGGACGTGGCCACGCAGTACACATGGCGCGTGCAGTACACGGATGATTCCGCCGGGCCTATTGCCTCCGAGTGGTCCAGCCCCACGGCGTTTACCACGGCTGCCATCTTCGGCGTGCCGTGGGCCACATGGAACGAGGCGGATGAGGCTACCCTCGCGCACCCGGACTGCTTTGTGGTGAAATTCGAGAATCCGAACAGCGGGGGCAATGAGTTGGGACAGGGCGGGCCGGATTCCATCGACAGCAGGTTGTTGACCCAATACGCCAATGTTCCCGGTGCAACCGCCACCGGGCGTAAGCTGGGCGACCCCATGACCACCCAGCAACGCCTGACCCTTGATTCCAATATGGCGCAGCTCATGCTGGCGGGGGATTTCACAATCATCCTGCGCCTGAATAAAGCGGTTGGAGGATGGGATGGCAGCTACCATCCGCATATCTTCCGGTTTGAGAGCGCATCCGAGGTGTATGGCATCTCTCTTTATATTGGCGGGCTACTCTACATCCACCCCAATGTCTTGGTCAGCGGAACGGGGATTGTTAAATCCTTTAACATAACGCAGGCCCAGTGCGCTGCCGGTCCCACCCTGTGGTTTGCCATACAGTATGATGCCGCCGCCCAAGAGATATTCTATGGCGCGAAAATGGGTGGCGCAAAGCCGATAGCCAAGGCCGATTTCACGCAGTTCCATATGACCTTTCCCGTAGCGTTCAAGCCTTCCGGGATGGGACGGCGAATCGATATCGGCGGCAACTCGACCTACTACACATGGACGGCTGACTACGACTACTTTGTCGTGGCCCGCTCTCACCTGCTCATATAGGGGGTTCCCATGATCATACTAGATTGCACGCTTATCACATACACGGACGAGCACGGCGGCGGCACCCGTTACCCGGACCTTGCCGATACGCCGGTGCTGGACTGGATTGAGCGCGGCCAGCGCCTTGTGCTGTATCTGGACTGCGATGCTGCCGCCGCACAGGCCCTTGCGGCTGCCAACGCAGCCTTCAGCGCCCGCGTTGCCACAGCAGCCGAGGTGGATGCCTTTGTTTGGCAGGCGGTGCGCACCCAGCGCGGCACGCTGTTGGACGCCGCCGTGGGCGTCCGTGACCGGCACCGGGACGAACGAGAGCTTGTTGCCGCCGAACTGCGGCCCGCCACCACGCTCACCGAGCCGCAGTTCTTGGAACTGCTCACCTACATAGACGCCCTGCGGCAGATCCCGCAGGGCTACCCGTACCCGGCTGCCGTGACGTGGCCGGAGGTGCCGGATTTCATCAACCAGTAAGGGTATAGAAGGAGATAGCATCATGGCCGAACAGTTTTTGCACGGCATAGAGACAGTGGAAATTGACGATGGCACCCGGCCCATCCGGACGGTGAAAAGTTCCGTCATAGGGCTGGTAGGCACCGCACCGGATGCGGATGCCGCCAAGTTCCCCCTTAATGAGCCGGTGCTGGTGTACGGCCCGCGTCAGGCCGCCGCCCTTGGCAGCGCCGGAACCCTGAAGGCCGGTCTGGACGGCATCTACGATCAGGCCGGGGCGCTCACCGTTGTGGTGCGCGTGGACGAAGGCGCGGATGAAGCCGCAACCCTGTCCAACCTTGTAGGCGATTCCTCCGCGCTTTCCGGCGTACATGCCCTGCTGGGCGCTCAGTCGGAATGCAAGGTAATCCCGCGCATTCTGTGCGCACCGGGCTTCACCCATCAGCGCCCGGACAGCGGGGCCAACCCCGTGGTGGCCGAACTGAAGGGGCTGGCAGAAAAGATGCGTTCCATCATCGTGGCGGATGGTCCCAATACCACCAATACCGATGCGGTGACCTACAGGGAAGATTGGGGCAGCGACCGCATCTTCGTGGTCGATCCATGGTGCAAGGTATGGGATACCGCCACCAGCACCGCCATTCCCATGCCCGTTTCCTCCCGCGTGGCCGGGATGATTGCCAAGCGCGATAACGCGCGCGGCTTCTGGTGGTCGCCGTCCAATCAGGAAATCAACGGCATTGTGGGACTGGCCCGGCCTATCGATTTCAGCCTGAGCGATACCAACTGCATGGCCAATTTCCTGAACGAAAACGAAGTGGCCACCATTGTACATCGCGACGGCTACCGCCTGTGGGGCAACCGCACCACGGCTTCCGATCCCATGTGGGCATTCCTGTCCGTCCGCCGCACCTGCGACATGGTGTACGAATCCATAGAGGACGCCATGTTGTGGGCCATGGACCGCCCCATGTCCGCACAGCTGATTCTGGACATTCAGGAAAGCGTCAACGCCTACCTGCGTCATCTGAAGGCCGTAGGCGCACTGCTGGGCGGGCGCTGCTGGCTGGATGAGGAACTGAACAGCGAGGAACAGCTCATGGCAGGCAAACTGTACCTTGATTTTGATCTGGAACCGCCCGCGCCGCTGGAGCATCTGACGTTCCGGGCGCACCGCAACAACGGCTACTATGAAGAACTGGTCAGTCAGGTTGTTTCGGCATCCTAACCAGTAAGGAGGACGTATGATTCAGCTTCCCAAAAAACTGAAAAGCTATACCTGCTTCGTGGACGGCATAGGCTATGCCGGGCGCGTGGCGGAACTGGAACCGCCCAAGCTCACCCTGAAGACGGAAGAATACCGGGGCGGCGGCATGGACTTCCCGGTAGATGTGGACATGGGCATGGAAAAACTGGAGGCCACGCTCACCTTCGCCGAGTACACGCCGGAAATCTTCGGTCGTCTCGGTCTGGTGGACGGCAACCTGACCGCCGTGACCCTGCGCGGCTCCATTCAGGCCAAGGGCGATGACGAGGAAGTCATCATTGCCCTGCGCGGCATGTTTAAGGAGATGGACCCCGGCACATGGAAGGCCGGAGACGACAGCACCCTGAAATCCGTCATCAACGCCCATTACTACAAACTGACCATCAGCGGGCAGGATGTGGTGGAGATCGATCTGGAAAACATGATCCGCATCATCAACGGCAAAGATCAGCTGGCCTCCCGCCGCAAGGCGCTGGGCCTGTAAACAAGGAGTGAACATGCCTGAAACGCCTATTGAACGCCCCAGCGATTATGAGCGCATTGTCCATCTGGATTATCCCGTGCAGATGGGCGCAGCGGCTGATCCTGCCGCCACGGTATCCGCCATCACCCTGAAAAAGCCCAAGGTGCGCGATATTCTGGCCGTGTCCAAGCAGGGCGGAAACGCTGACGAACGACAGATACGGCTCATGGCCGTAGTAAGCGGGCAGATGCCCAGCCTTTTGGAAGAACTGTACGCCTCGGATTGGGAACGCCTGAGCAGCGCGTTCGAGGAGCTGCGCTACCCCCCGGAGCAGTTGCGGGAGGGCTGATGCGCATGGTGGCGGAAACCGCCCGCGCCCTGCACCAGCCTCTCCCGGTGTTGATGGATATGGATGTGGATGAACTGAACCTGTGGCACCGCGCCGCAAAGGAACTGCATGGTTAGGGAATTTGTCGCCAGTATGCGGCTGAAGGGCCGCAAGGACGCCTCACTGACCAAATCAGTCAAGGATGCCCGCACAGATATGGCGGCGCTGGGCAGCGATGCCCAGAAGGCCGCCAGTCAGGTGCAGTCCTCGGCAGACAGGCAGTCCTCGGCATTAGGCCGCGCAGAACGTGGCACGGGCAGGCTTTCCGCAGGCATGGCGCGGGCGTCGCAGGGGGCGCAGAAGTTCGGGCAGGCCATGCGTCAGGCGACTTCCGCGCTCGCCTCTCACGGTGTGGCAACCAAGCTGGCCAACAGCACGTTGGATGCTGCAGCCAACAAGTACACAAGCCTGATCGGTACCGTTGGTGGTGCGCTGGCCGTGCGGCAGGTAGGCAATATTCAGGAGCGATTCGTCCGGCTGGGCATTCAGGCGGGCAAATCCGCAGAAGACATGTCTAAATTGAAGGAGGAGATATACGCCGCCTCCCAGATGCAGGATATCCGGGTGAATGCAGGTGATCTGACTTCCGGTATTGAGGCCATCGTGGAAAAGACCGGCGATCTGGCATTCGCGCAGGCAAACCTGCGCAACATGGGGCTGGCCATGCAGGCCACCGGAGCCACCGGGGCGGATGTGGGGGAATTGTTCGCCGAATTCCAGAAGCAGGGAATCACGGCACCTGATGACGTGATGAAGGCCCTCGACACCTTGAACGTTCAAGGGAAAGAAGGGGCCTTTACCCTGAAGGATTTGGCCAACCTCGGCCCGCGAGTCGTTACTGCGTATACCGCTATGGGCCGAAGTGGCGTGGGGGCCATGCGGGAAATGGGTGCAGCCTTACAGATGATTCGTATGGGCACTGGCTCTTCGGAGCAGGCGGCTACCGCATTTGAAGCCGTAATGCGCTCGCTGGCAGACTCGCAAAAAATCATGCAACTTCAGGCTCTCGGTATTGAAGTTTTTGACCCCGCCGCACTAGCGGAAGGCAAGGAGGTGCTGCGTCCCATTAACGAGCTGATGGAGGAAATCGTCACCAACGCTAATGGAAGCAAGGTTGTTCTAGGCGAGATATTTGATGCGGAGGCTATACGCGGTTTCAACCAAGCTATTGGCGAAAAAACGCGAACTGGTGAACTAGCCAGTTTGAAAAAGTTTATGGAAGTGCAGGGTGATGGCACCACGACCATGAACGATTCCGCACGAGCGGCGCAAAATATGAACGCTGCCCTCACTTCCATGGGCACCGCATGGGAACAGTTCGCCGACAAGCGCCTCACCAAGCCCATCGAACTGGCCACCAAAGCGCTCAATAAGCTGGGAGCTGACGGAGCCGATACGCTGTTTTCCGCCTTGAGCATGGGCGGCGCAGCCGTGTTGAGCGGACTGGCCGTGCGCAAAGCGTACCGGGGCGTGAAATGGGCACGCGGTCTGTTCGGCGGCAAGAAGGGGGGCAAGGGCGAAGAATTGGCGGACGCCGTTTCCGGCGCATCCGGTGATGTGATGCCCGTAAGGGTGGTAAACTGGCCCGGCGGCGGTTTGGGCGCATCGGGCGGCAGCGCCACCTCGCGCCTGCGCAAAGGCGGCGCTCCGGCAGGAGCCGCCCCCTCGGCCTTAAGCAAGGGCAAGGGACTGCTCAAGGGCGGCGGCAAACTGTTAGGCCGCATAGCCGCCCCGCTTACCGTGGCCATGGGCGCACTGGACCTGTTCGATGCCGTGGCCAACGGCAGCGCCAAAGATGTGGGCAGCAGTTTGGGCGGCACGGGCGGTGCCTTGGCAGGGGCCGCAGCCGGTGCGGCGCTGGGCAGCGTCGTGCCGGTGATAGGTACGGCAGTGGGCGGCATTGTAGGCGGCATGTTGGGCGGATTCGGCGGCGATGCCTTAGGCGGCGCAGTGGGCGGCATGTTCGACAGCCCGGCAGGCACCGGCACAGACACAGCCAGAACAACCGGCGCTGCCGCATCCCCGTCAGCGGGTGCGGTCACCATCCACGTACACGCCGCCCCCGGCATGGATGTGGAAGCGCTGGCCCGCAAGGTGGCCGACATGATCCAGCGCCGCAAGACGGGGGCACTCCATGACGATTAGCGGCAATATCATGATGGCATTGGGCAACTACCGATTCGGGCTGCCCACGGCGGCCTATCAGCAACTGCAACGCACGCACACCTACCGCTGGCCGGAACAGCAGCGCATGGGCCGCGAACCGGCCATGCAGTTTACCGGCCCCGGCGGCGAAACCATAGAGCTGGAAGGCGTTATCCACCCCCACTACAAGGGCGGATTGGGACAACTGGACGCCATGCGGGCAGAGGCCGCCACGGGCAAGCCGCTGCTGCTGGTGGATGGCCGGGGCAGGCAATGGGGCAAATACTGCATCATGGAGATACGCGAAACACAGACTCTGTTCGCGGCGGGCGGCATTCCCCTGAAACAGCAGTTTTCAATGCGGCTGGCACGATACGGGGAGGACGCCCGATGAACACGGCATCAGGCGCATCAGTCGTATCTGGCGTATCAGTCGTATCAGGTACCCGCTATATGACCAAGGACGGCGACATGCTGGACGCAATCTGCTGGAAGCACTACGGCGCTGAATCCGCCGTGGTGGACGTTCTGGAAGCCAACCCCGGCCTTGCGGACCATGGCCCGGTGCTGCCCGCCGGAATAGTCATCACACTGCCCGTTTTGTATGCCCCGGCAACGGACACGACACACATCAGGCTGTGGGACTAAGGGGCACTAAGGGCACGCCATGACGCCGCAATTCCGTATCATCGCCAACCGCCGGGATATCACCGCCCAGATAGCGGACCGCCTGCTGGGCCTCACCATCACCGATGAGGCGGGTATGCAGTCGGATAAGGTAAGCATCCGCATAGACAACCGGGACGGAGCCGTGGCCCTGCCCGCGCAGGGGGCGCAACTGGACGTGTATGTAGGCTACGCGGAAACCGGCATAGCCCGCATGGGCCTGTACACCGTGGACGAACTGAGCGAATCCGGCCCGCCCGCAACCCTGACCATAACCGGCAAGGCGGCGGACATGCGCGATACCCTGAAGGAAAAACGGACACAGGCATGGGAAGGCATGACACTGGGCGACCTGATCCGCGCCGTAGCCGCCCGCAACGGATACACCGCCACGGTTGCCGATGCGCTGGATACCCTGCCGGTTGCCCATATCGACCAGACCGAGGAAAGCGATATGCACCTGCTGACCCGGCTGGCCAAAGAACATGACGCCGTGGCCAAACCCGCAGGCGGCAAGCTGATCTTTGTGCCCAGAGGCGAGGCCAAAACCGTGACGGGCAAATCCATGCCCGCCGTGGCGCTGAGCCGGACGGATATCGTCCAGTGGTCCGTGTCCCTGAACGGGCGTGGTAAGTACCCTTCCGTGAAGGCCAGCTACCACGATGCCGGGGCGGCCACCCGCACAGACGTGGTCGTGGGCGAAGGGTCTCCAGCCCGCGTCCTGTCCCAAACTTTCCCGGATGAGAAGGCCGCACGCTCCGCAGCACAAGGGGAATTCCATCGCCAGCAACGTGGTACGGGTACGTTGTCACTTACGGTGGCAGGCAACCCCGCCCTTGCCGCCGAGGCCAAACTGACCATTTCCGGCAACTCACAGGCCAGTGATGGCCACTGGACCATAACCCGCGTGGAACACTCCCTCACGCCGGGGGAAGGCTACCGTTGCGAGATAGAAGCGGAAGTTCCGAAATCGTGATGGCCTGTTTCTGCAAGCAGGTTCTTTTTCAATAGATAGGGAGACAAAAGGAAACGGCCCGGATATCTCCGGGCCGCATCATCCTGGTGGAGCAGGCGGAGGACATGCAATCCTCCACCGACGCGGTGTTGGCCCACCGCACCACGGCCCCGCGAATGGATGCAACCATTCGAAGAGATACCCCGCTGCTCCTGTGTCTGATCAGACAGGAAGGGTTGTATCGGGGGGCAAGCTAAACGACAAGACAAAATGAAAACGCCCATACGTTGCGGCCACTGCGGTCGCATGTTGGCCAAGGGAAAGGCTATCGACCTTGAAATCAAGTGCCGCCGGTGCGGCACCATCAACCATGTGCGGACCGAGAGTCCCAGCCGGGCGGCCCACGAGGCCCACTCGGAGACACAAGGTGATACAGATAGGACGTGCGACACTGCACAGAGGCGAGGCGCTGAGCCTCATGATGGCCATGCCGGATGATTCCGTGGATGCGATCCTGACCGACCCGCCGTACTCCACGGGCGGCGTTCATGCCTCCCAGCGGCAGCAATCCCCCGGCAAGAAGTACCAAAGCTCGGATGCACAGCGCCGCCACATCGAGTTCCACGGAGACAACCGGGACCAGCGATCGTTCACCCTGTGGGCCTCGCTCTGGCTCGCAGAATGCTACCGCGTGGCAAGGGATGGCGCGGCCTGCATGGTGTTTACCGACTGGCGGCAACTTCCGGCCATGACCGACGCCATGCAGATCGGCGGGTGGACATGGCGCGGGATCGTGGTGTGGGATAAACCCTCGGCCCGTCCCATCCTCGGCGAGTTCCGACGCCAGTGCGAATATGTGGTGTTCGGGGTTAAGGGCAAGCTCACCGCCGCACACCGGCGCTGCCTGCCCGGTGTGTACAGGCATTCCATCATCGCGCACCAGCGCCGGATGCACATGACCGAGAAACCCCTGCCGTTGATCCACGACCTGCTGGACGTGACCCCTGATGGCTGCACCGTGCTGGACCCGTTCATGGGCTCGGCCACCACCGGCGCGGTATGCCTCCAGACAGGCCGAAGCTTCATTGGCATGGAACTGTCCCCGGACTACTTCCAGGTCGCCTGCGACCGGCTTAAACTGGTCTCGGCCTCCCAGACAGACGAAGCCCCCTAA